TTATCCTGTAGAGACTTCGCTTGGCCCCATCTCGTTAAGGGTGAGGCTGACTTCGAAGTAGAGCAGCCCCTTATGGCGCGCCCACTCCATTCCTAGTTCCGCTTCTCCGGCGTTGAACTTGTACGCCACGACCGCCTGCTTGTCGTCCTGCAAGCCGCCGTAGGCGCCATCCGCCGAGTATGCCGCGTTGATCGCGCGCCGGAGATCGTGGAACACGAACGCCGAGTCGGTGTCGTGCGTCTCCTCCGGCCCGAGCACGTTGTCGTCGTAGGCAGCACACGTGATGGAGAGCGTCGTGGTCAAGCTCCCATGGGGGGCGCCGCCGATGATCTGGTCCACGCACTCGATTCGTGTCTGCGCAACGCCGAGATACGGGAGGAGCCCCTTCTCCTTCGCGTCCTCCCATGTGCGCAGCCCGCGCTCGATGTGCGCGAAGTTCGTGAAGTAGCCGTTAGCCGTCGATATCTTCGAGAAGGCGCGCAGCAGCCACAGGTGGGCGCGCTCGATCTGCTTCCCAAGATCCACCTCCCAGAGCGCCGTCCCGATCGCGAGCGCCACGTCGCCATTCAACTGCACGTAGAGCACGGCCCCAGCGAGAGAGGGCGCTTGCGGGCCAGCCGTGAGCACGAGCTTCAGCCGCCCGCCTGTCGCGGCCACCGAGCCCGCGCCTGAGTTGCTCGCGTTGTTGGCGACGGCGTCCGCCTGGATGGCGTACACCTTAACCGAGAGCGGTGCGGCGGCGTTCGCGCGCTCGAGCCGCACGTACCACTTCCGCGTGCGCTCGTGCAGGTACTGCGCTATCAGCGGCGTGTAGAACGCCACTCCTGATTGCTTCATCCACTTCGCCATGCTAGTAGTGCCCGCCCTGCATCATTGCCGCATCCATATTGGCGGTCTCGCGGTTGATCTCCCCGGCTAGTGAACCATCACCATTGATCGACAACCATCCACCGTTAGCCTTCCAGAACGCTAAAATCTCAGGGCACCCGGTCGCTCCGTTCGCCGCCCCAAAAGTCGTCAGACTGAGCACGTTCCGCGAGTCCGAAAGCCGGTGCACTTGGGCCTGCGCCCAATTCGCCGCTTGCTGGTCTGGCCCAACATCCGCGACGTTGTTCCATGCGTTCTCGATGAACCACGGCTTCGGCACAGTCGTGCTGCCGGCGGATGTCTTGTGCTGGCCGTTCGAGAGCACGATCGCGGCGGGATTCTGCACCGCCATCCGCGCTTGGAGATAATTCACGAAGGCGATGAATGCCGCCCGGTGATCGCCCCACCCGGAAGAAGGCGTGCCGTAGTTTGTCGCCGCCGTCGTGTAGTCGAGCGGCGTGAAATAGGGGTCGTCCGTCTCCTTCACGTTGCCATGCCCGCTCGCCATGTTCGTCGCATACATCCAGGTATCGTGATCAAGCCACGTCTGGTCGAGGAAGATCCCAGAGCACGGAATCGTGACTCCGCCCGGTGCACCGGCCAAGTCCACCATCTTCTGTGCCAGCGACTGCATGAGCGTGCCGGTGACGTCCTTCCAAGGGATCAACTCGCGGCGCTCGACACCAAATGCATTGTAGAAGTTGAAAAGTCCCACGGCAGCACCCGTGCCCGTAGGCGGCACGCGCAGGCGCTTAAAGCTCGTAGAGCCGTTGAACTGCACGTTGTCACGAATCCAGTTGAAGAACGTCGCCTCGTCGGGCGGGTCTAATCCCCCGAAGTTCGTCGCCGAGAACTGGTAATCTATGGACGAGTAATAACGGAAGTATTTTTTCCCGGCCTGAACCATGCGCGCGATCTCTGCGATATAGTTCGCACGGTCGTACTGGATGTTGACAACGAACCCATCGAATGGCGGATAACTCCGCCATTGGAACACTTCCTTCTCCGACTGGAAGTGCCGCATGATGAAGTGCGTGCGCCTGCGTGAGCTCGCCATTACGCTCTCCCCTGCGCCACGGCGTGGGTCATGGCTCGCACGCGCTCCCTGAACCGCGGCAGTTGATTCGCGCGCGTCACACCCCAGACCGGCCGCGCCTTTATCGTCACCGATTCCTTCATGACGAAAAGCGGAGTCATCTTCCCGCGCGTCACCTGCTCGCGTACGGCAAAGATCAGATTCCCCTTCTTAGACCGGAAGAAGAACGATCCGAAGGGGAAGTTCATGGGGCTCAGCCCCGACCTTCTTGCAAGCGGACCAATAGGGATGGAGAGATAGCGCCCATTCTTGGGCTTGATCGTCCCGCCCTTTTCAAGAATGCGCGCATATACCGGGATGGTGTTTCCGCCGCTCTCTGCGATGAACACGCGCCCCGAGAGCCACGGACCGACCGCCTTGATCTCCCGACGCACCGAAGAACGGAGACGACTCGACCGCACACCTAGCGTTGCCGGCCCCGTACCCGCTGCATAGCGCGTGAGGATCTCGCGCTCGATGTCGTTCACCGACTCGCGCACCGTTTCGAGCTTCAGCCGGCGGAGCATCTCTGCGCGCTTCGCGAAGTCGGGCTTTTGGCGGATCGTGATCGACATCACCAGACCCCATAGCGCGAGGTTACGGTCAGCGCCCGCGCGGCCATGCGCGTGATCGGCCGGCGGCGATGCTTCTCGATCAGGCGCCGCCATCCACGCTCGTGTTCCTTGTCGATCGGATCCATAAACGTCGTATATCCCTGCCCCATGAACGACTCCGACACCTTGGCCTTCTTCCGCGTGTCGTTCCCTAGCAGCAAGATGTACGCGTGCTCGAGGACCCCGCTCCAGACGTCGGGCAGCGCATCCTTGACCTCCTGCTGGTCCGCGTAGCCCGCGCCGTACTCGATCGTCACGTTAGGCACGCGCAGGAACCGCGGATACGGGAAGACGCGGCCACCGGTCAGCGCGAGCCAGGGCAGGCCGTCGGTTCCATCCGCAACGCGAATCACGGCGGGGTCGCCCACGTCGACTGCCGCCTCGCCCTCGATCACGACCGAGATCAGGTCGATGACCGGATAGAACCGGAGTTGGAGATAGGTTTTCCCATTCCCCACTCGGCGCTCGGTGTAGTCGGCTTCGAGCAGCTTCTGACCGATACCCGCCTCGAACTCGCCCTCGGTCTGCGAGATGGCAAGATCGAGTTCGGCGTCCCGAGAGTTGTCGGAAGCGTCGATCACGAGCTTAGCCTTGAGTTCGTCGCGCGTAATGATCGAGCCCATGGTTTATCGGTGGTGATCCGGCCTCGCAGAACGGTTCTCGACGGTCGGCCCCTTACCGGGCTCCGGCTTCTTGAACTTGCGGCGCTCCTCCGGCGGGAGCGGCCAGGTCTTCATCTTGATCGCCGCGCGTTCCTCGTTCGTGATTTGCGGACCCCAATCGGGGACCAGCTCATCGTCGCCCGGCACCGACTCCACGAGGTAGCGCTTGAACTTCCTGAGAAGTTGCGCGGCAGCTCCCGGCCCGACGACGATGACCTCGCCGGGATTGAGCATGAGCCCGGGCACCTTCTTCTTCACTGTCAGATGCGGCATTGCTGAACCTGTCCTTTCTTCAAGCAATGGAAGGAGGCGCATGAAGCATGGCCGCAGAGAGAGCGAAAGGCGCCACCTATCCTCCCAGCCTTATGAAAGGTCATTCGGCTGTCTTGGATGTGTGGTGGTACACCTGAGGGTGTGGCATACCGGAAAAGAACCCCCCTTCGCTCCTGCTCCAAACGACCATGCATTCATGCGCCTCACTTTCCGCCGCTAACTAGGCCACTGCGATGTTGATGATCACGTTCTCGGTCTTCTCGCTAGCAGCCCGCATCTTTTGCAGGTCCGCCGAGTACCAGGCGTAGACGTAGTCCTGGTTGACGATCGCCTGGCGATCCGTCTCAGTCGTGATCCCGCGCCAGTTCCCGAGCCAGTAGCTCGGCCGGTGGAATCCAATGACCATCGTGGTGTTGTTGGTCGAGGTCGTCTGGTAGCCAGACGCCGAGACGTTCGAGGGCACGTACTCGGATACGACCACCGGCGAGCCGAGGATCGCGCCAACCTGCCCGGTGACGACAGTTGCCCGCTCGCCAATCTTCTCAACAGTCGCGAACTCACCCACGTCGAGCAGATCGAGGTACGAAGCCGGCGAGCAGCACCAGAGCCAGTCGCTCGGCTCGATTGCGTACCGGCCGCACCGCTGCTTTGCGAGCACGAAATCCGGGAAGTCGCCACTTCCAGCACCCAGCACGAGCGTCACACCCGAAGCCGCAGCATTCGCGCGCACGCCGTTCCACAGGATCTTGTTGTCGACCCGGCCGGTGGGCGAAGCCGCGGCGTAGGAAGTTTCGGAGTCGATACCGGGCGAGGTCTTGTCGCCGTTGAAGAACGTGTCTTCTGCGGCGCGCCGGATCCCGTCCATTGCTTCGCCGATGGTCCACTCGATCATCGGGATGATTGACTCTTCGATGAACTCACGAGTCGAGATGATCACCGACCGGAAGCGGGCCACGTCGAACGTGACACGACCGAACGGCGCGCTCGCGTCGTCATACATCTGCGCCCCGGTAGGATCGGGGTAAGACGTCGGAGCCGCCACGACTTCGCGGAACCCGTGCGCCTTGCCAGCAGCCAGGGTGATCGGGCAGCGCCAGAGAGCCGCCGGAAGCTGGAAGCTGCGGATGTTCGGAAGCACCGCGCCGCGGATCTCCAAGTAGCGCATGAGGTCGGCGCCGAGCACGTCGGGCACCCAGAGCGATTCACCCTGCGCCCCGTTGATAGCTTGCGTGTCGAAGGCGCGCTGATAGAACTCGTCCGGGAAGAACTCCATCTGGAGCTGGCGATACTCGTGCCACCACTTCCGGACTTGGATGTTCTTCGACGCAGCGGCGACGTAGTTGGTCTTGCCGGATAGCCGCGCGCCCAGGCTGATAATCGCAAGGCGCGAGGAAAGGTACTGGAAGCGCTCGACGTCCTTCTGGTCCGAGTGCGACGTCAGGAAGTCGCGATAGATCGCCCACGAGTCTTCCTGGGTCGTAGACGTCTTCGCCATCGAGCGGTAGAACGAGAACTCACGACGCGGCACCAGGTCCACGCGATAGCGCGGGTCCTCGTGCGACGCCTTGACTAGCTCCTCGACCTTCCGCTTCAGATCCTCGTCGAGTGAGGATTTGAGCTGGCCGAGTCGCTCGTCGACTTCCGCTCGTGTATATCGCTCAGTGAGATCGGCGCCGATCTTCTTCTTCTCCGCGTCCCATTGTTCCGAAATGTCGCGCTGGATCTTTACCAGGCGCTCCTCGATCGGGGTTTCCACGCATTGGCCTGTCTCCGGTTGCCAGCTTGTGTCCCCTTGACTTCATCGGACTGCCACCGCTCCTTGGTCGAGCTTCGCCAGCATCCATTCCCCTGGTGCTATCCAGTGAATCGAAGCGCCCGGCGAAAGGCGGCCGAACTCTTCCAAAGCCTTCCGCATGCGCGAGAAGTCTTGGCCCCGTGATCCGGGGTTGTCTTCCGTGGGTGTCGCGTTTCCGTACTCCTTGCTGCCCGCGTAGATATTCGCGAGCGAGAGCGAAAAACCGACCAAGGTGAGCGACGCGCACCCGAGCCAGCCGGCGAGCACCACGGCCAATGTCCCCGCCTGCGAGCCGAACGCCCCACGGCGCTCCGGGTCGAAACTCGGATCGTCCAGGTGAAACCACTGGCCGCGCTCCTCGGCCGGCACGCTTTCCAGCACCTTCGGGCGGCACTCGTTCGCGCGGAATACGCATGCGGCGTCACGGTAGGCGTGCGCCTCGACCAGCTCGCGGATCATGTTCGAGTCGAAGGCCACGATGTACGACGGGAAGCGGTCGGCGTCGCGGTAGTAGGCGTTACAAGCGATCGTCGGCCCGAACCACGCGCTTACGGGGAAATGCTTCCGCCAGGGCGAGTTCCCGATCACGAGCGCATGCTTGCCGTGCTCGCGATTGCGAAGCGCTTCCATCCCGCGCGCGTAGTCTGAGGCGAGGAGCTTGCGCACTATCCCTGCTTCTCGAAGGGCTTGAAGTTGTCGAGGGCTTGGAGCACCTCGCGCTTGGTGCACGCCTTGTTGACGAGGTCCGCCACCGTCCCCACCCGCTCCTCGAACGCCTTCGCGGCATCCAGCACGAGCCCCTTGCGGATGTCGCCAACGGCACTCTGGATCTCGATGCTCGCGCGCCGCATGACCTCGGCGACCGCGTTATCCGCGGCCAGCGTCCACTTGTCCCCGGCTGCCGTTACCATGCGCTGCACGACGGCTTCCTCGTCGAACGCGCGCTCAGTGACCACCGCGTTGATGTTCGCGGGGATCGAGACGAGCGAGACTTCCATAAGCTGCATCTCGTCGAAGAAGATCGTGTCTTCCTCGAAGCGCGGCTCCTTGGTCGCGCGGAATCCGACCGAGTACGTACCGAGAAACTTGGCCTTGGTCTTCCGGTAGAGCTTCGTCGCAAGTTCGTCGTCGGGATCGAACTCAGTAGCACCGAACAGCCCACGCTTCCGCGGCTCCGCCGACAGGGCGCGCCCAATCGGGAACATGGGATCGTGCATCCAGAGGAACATCGGATTGCGTTCGAGGTAGACGGGCAGGCCCGCCTCCCAGCCCTTTGACTTGATGACGAAGTTGTCGATGTCGGGATCGGACGTGGAGAAGTAGCCCGACACGACGAGGCGCGCGTCATCCTTGTCCTCGGGTGCGCGCTCGGTGATCTCCGAGTTGCACGCGCGGAACACGTTCTCGCCGAGATAGGCCAGGCGCCCGCGCGGGGTGCGCATGCCGGCCTGCCAATCGCGGTAAATGCTAGTCACCATCTCGCCCCTGATCCCTTTCTGCGCCCGCCACCGCTGACGCCGCCCGTGCGCTGCCCGCGCGCGGGGTATTTCAGGTTGGGCTTGGGAATCTTTTTGCCATGTGCCGGAGCGCCCTGGATCATTCCGCTCCCAAACGAAGGCGTCACGAAACTGCTCAATCCACCGTTATAGACGTCAAGGATTTCCTCGTCAGCCAGCGCGCGGTTGAAGACGAATACTTCGTCAATATAGCCCTGCATCGGGAGCGCGTTGGCTGCCGACTGCGCGCCGACGAACAGGTCAGACACATTGCCAGGGTTCGTGGTCTGCCCAGTACCGCCCACCTGCTTGACGCCGTTGATAATGAAATCTAGGAGGTTGTCATCCTCGCCACGCCAGCGCGCCACCACATGCACCCACGTCTGAATCGCCTGGTCCGCCGAAACCAGAAACAGCGTATTGTTGAAAAGCAGCCCGTATTTATTCGGCGCCGGGTTACCCCATTGCAACTCAATCGCCGTGCCCTTCTTGAACACGCATGTGGTCGTGGTCGTGTCCTGGTATAGCCAGGCACCGATCGTCCACTCGATCGCCGCGTCCCCGTTCTTCGCGGGGAATCGACTAGGAAGGTCAACGTCTAGACACTTAAGACAACTCGGCGTCGTCGAGAACTTGCCGGCGGACGCGGTGCCCTCTTTGAAAATCCCCGTTTGCTGCGGCACGGTGCCGTTTTGCACAAGATGCGTAAATCCGGGGCTGATGTCATAACGCGTCGATCCCGCCGCCTCATCCATCGGCCACGAACCGACAAGCCCCATGATCGGCGTGAAGAAAGCGGTTGGCCCCACCATCGAGATTTTCCGCATCTCGGCGTCGGAAAGTGCCCGCGAGAACACGAACGCATCGTTCACGTAACCGTTCAGGAAGTTCGTCCCCGCACTATCCTGGGCGCCGATCACGAATGGATTCGCGTTATGCACCATCGAGACAACAGCCGTGACGGCTGTTTGCTTGACGCCAGCAATCCAGAGCGAGAACTCGGCGCCGTCCCAGCGGATGGCCGCGCAATACCAGCTCGAGACCGGATTGACGGCATTGGATGCAATCGCGGTCAACCCGCCGATCTGCGCCGATATCTTGGTCCCGGTATAGGCATAGTAAAGAAGGAAACTCCCATCCTTGCACATGATGTAATCAGAGCCCGCGCCGGCCGCTGCCGGATGCACGAAGCATCCCGCCGTGAAAGCTGACGTGCTGCCGCCATTCTTGCCGGGGAAGGTGGACGTTAGCGTCGAGTCCGTACGCACCAGGCCATCGGTGGCAAAAAGCCCCGCGGACCCGATCGTGAGCCGCTTGATCGTGGTCGACTGCGCAACGGCATTCGGCAGCGGGCTCAAGTGGAGCTGGTTAATCCAGGAGTCATCGCGCGTGGATCCAGCGCCCGGGCCCTGAGCCTCGTCACATTTCCACCAGCCCTCAAGGTTCGCCTTGGGCGGCGAGACGATGAGCGTCACGCTGCCACCCGCATCGCCTGCGCCACGGGCAGCGTCAAGCACCGGCAGTTGATCACCTCGCCCGCCCCGCCCGCGTCATCACCCGGGTACGTGCAGCCGTTCGAGAAGGGCTCGCCGACGCGCACCGTCTCTTGGTTCTCGTCCATGTCCTTGTGGCTATCGCGCACGAACTGATCGTGCGAGGAGGACCATTGATGCTCCTCGACGCCGGTTTGTCGGTACCCCTCCATCCGTGCGAAGCCCGCCGCCGAGTGAGCCTCCGTGCGCGCGATCCGTTCCGAGCGCACGTAGGAGCCGCCCCGCGCCGGGGTCTCCGCCGAATCCGCCACCGCCTGGCGAATGCGCTTCGCCATGTCGCCTATGCTCTCGCCCTGGTTCAGCCCCGCCTCGAGCTCCTCCTTCACGTCATCGAGCAACCGCGCAGTCGAGCGTCCGATCTGCTCCTCGTCATGGATGATCGTCTCAATCACGCGCGGGGTGCCGACGTCGAATGCGAACTCGGAGCCGATCTCGTCGAGCGCTTCGCCACCGAACTCGGCAATGAGCCGGCGGAAGATTGCGGCGTGTCCCGTCTGTACCGCGGCGATGTACTCGGCGGACTCGGGGAGATACGTCTCGAGCGGGAACGGCAGGGGGATAGGCCCAAGCGGAGGTTCCTCATCGGGGGTGCGACCCGTTAAAACTGGCGGCCGCTGCCGAACCCGACTAATGACCTCGCGCTCGAGCCTGAAAAGCACATCTTGCCAGTAGTCGGCCATGCGGACTTCGGCGCGGCGGAGCTTCGCATCGAAACGGCGAATGATCGCCGCCCGGCGCTCGTCGCTCGCGCGAGTCTCGATCTCATCGCCCGCCTTCTTGCCGGGAGCGGGCGGAGCACCACCGCCGGGGGGCCGAGCGGCCTCCGCCCGCTCCTTTTCGCGAGCATCCAATTCAGCCTTCGGGCGCGCGGGTACGAGCCCTTGCGCGAGCAGGAACTCGTCTGCGCCCTCGTAGGGCTTGAGCCCATCCGCCTCGCGGAGCTCGGCACGGTTCCGCAGCCCCGTCCGAATCATGATCTCTTCGCGCGCGGCCTTTGCGTTCCGGTCCTCCTGCAATGCCTCGACACCCGAGAACACGAACGCGAACCGCATGCGCTCCTGGGGTGCCAATTGCCGGAGCATGAATCGCGAGTACGTCTCTTCGAGGCGCCGAGCAATCGGCATGACCTTGAGCCGCCAATAGCTCTTGTACTGCATCTCGACTTGCGCGTAGTTCGCCTGCTTAAAGTCGCCGACGATTGCGGGCGGTACACCCATCGCCCCGAGCACTTCCTCGCGCGAGAGCCGGAGCAGCCCCTCGAATCCCATGTCCTTGTGGTTCGCTTCGAGCTGCTCGAACTTGATCCCCTTGTCGAGGATCGGAACGCCGTGCGCGTTCTGCGAGCCCTGCCAGTTCTCCTCGACGTCCGCAATCACGCGCTCGAACTCGACGTCCGTGAGCGCCTGGTCGGTCGTCAGGAAGCCCGATGGAGCCGCGCCGCGCTCGAAGAACCGCACGTTCCAGAGCATCGAGGCAATCATGGCCTGCGCGGGGATTGAGACGGGTTGGAGCGGCGACATCCTTCCGCCGATCGGCTCGCGCAGGTTCAAATACGTCGACGGGATCACCGCCTCGGGCGGGAGCTTGAGCACCTTCTCGCTCGCCCGGTACTCCCAGCCTTCGAGCTCTGCGCGCGGTGAAATGATCGGCTGGACGCGGTCGGGGCGGAGCGGCCAGATAGCGGGCACCCGAGAGTCAAAGAGCAGGTAGGCGGCGCCGAGAGTTTCGAGGTAGCTAACCTGGATCTCGACGATGTCCGAGAACGTCATCAGCGGGTTCGGGTTGTCGAGGAGCTCCACCACCGGCCCCGACTCGATCGGGTGCTCCTGCTTGCCCTTCCCGCTGAAGACCTTGCGCGGGAGCCCGGAGATGTCGAGGGCGACGCGCCGCACGGCGGCGTAGATCCAGCCCAAGCGCTCGTAGAGGGCGAAGGACTCCTCGGCGGGCTGGAAGTTCGAGAACGTGAGGAAGCCCTGCGAGGAAGGGCCGATGGGGAGGCGTGCGGCGCGGCGGACAAGCGTCGGGGTCGACGCGATGCGCGCTACCTCGCGGGTCTCGGTAACTAGCGGAAGCTGTTCTTGGCCTGCCACTCTCCCCTAGGCCCGGTTTGCCACTTGGCCTAGAACGACTTGTCGCAGGAAGGGTGGGAAGTTGTCAATAGTAGGCAAATGCCTACTAGTTTTGAGGCTAAAGCTAGTCGCTACAATGCGTTGGCGCGCTAATAGAAAGTATTCCGATCGGATTATTTTCCGAACAGCGACCGGCGGCGCGTGTTTGTGGCGAGCGCCAAGCCCTGGATACGCGGAGACGGGATCGGGATGTTGGCGCGGCGGATGCGCGGGGCGCCGGGGGACTGAGCGACCACGATTGCCGCCTGCGACATCTCGTCGACGATATCGTCATGCGGGCACCCCGGCCCGAACTCGAGCAGCTCCGCCTCCGCCACCCCGAGCCATGGCGCCGACTCCGGCAGGAAGAACGCCTCCGCCTCCATCCGGGAGGCGAGCGTCTGCGCCCGCGACGTCTTGTCCCGGTCCGCCTTGAACCCGACGATGGGCAGCCCCATTCGCACGAGCCGCTGCACGAGGCTTGCCTGGTATTGCGTGTTCTCGACCCAGCCCCGGGCGCCGCGCCAACGCTCGAGCAGGTCCTGAATCACCCGCTCCTGGTCCGGCCCCGGGATTCGGTCTCGGATCAGGTCGAGCTTCAGGAGCTCGTTCCGAGCCGACACGAAGTAGGCCCCAAAGGCGCAGTAGTCGGCCGTCTCCTTCTCGGAGATCGCGAGGTCCGCCGTGGTGAACGTGTATCCCTGGTCCTTCGGGATCAGGCGCTCGCCGGCCGAGGTCTTGGCGATGAAGTGGTCCCCGGCATCCCGGTAGTACCGGAACATGGAGCGGCGGAAGAGCTGCCCCTCCTCGGGCAACGGGCGCTGCTGGTAGAGCGCCGCCCAGGTGCGCGTGCGGGCGGTGGCCTTGACCTTGAGCAGCTCCTCGACGGGATAGCGCTCAGGCCACAGCGCGGCCCCAGGAGCCCTTCCGAGCGGGTCCCCTTCCTCCGCTATGGCCGGGAGCCGAATCACCTTCCACACGTTAGGCTGCTCGCGCTGGAGACGCCCCGAGAGGTCGTCCAGGGTCCACCTCGACATAACGAGCACGGCAGACGCCATCGGCTCGAGCCTGGTCATGGCCGTGGAGTCGAAGAACTCCCAATTGCGCTCCTGGATCACCCGGGAGTCGGCCTCTTCCTGGTTCTTGACTATGTCGTCGAGGTCGAGGAGGTGCCCGCCCTTACCGGTGAATCCACCGCTGACCCCAGCCGTATTCATCCCGCCGCCGGTGACGAGGTCCCAGCGATCCGCCGCGCTCGAGTCGCCAGAGACCTGGATCCCGAGCTGGGCGGAAAACTCCTCGATCGTGTTGCGGACCTTTCGCCCCCAGCTCGCGGCAAAGTCGCCCTCGTAGGAGCCGAAGAGCACGCGCCGATCGGGGAACATGGTCAGGTACCAGACGGGGAACCAGTGGGAGATAAGCTCCGACTTGCCGTGGCGCACCGGCACCTCGACGATTAGGCGGAGTGGTTCAACCGCGGCGCGCGCGAGCTCGGCGGAGATGAGGTCGATATGGGGCGGGCGCATGAACCGCCCGCGGGTGAGGTGGTGCGCGAGCGAGGCGGGCTCGAGCTTCCAGTGGTGCTCCGCCCACGTCGTCGCCCACTTCGGGACGGTCACGCTAGACGAGATGCCCCGCGGCAAAGAGCGCGAGGCCGATCGCCACGAGCGGGACCGACGTCACGCCGAACGCCGCGACCGCGAAACAGATCACCGATGCGAGAATCAATCCCTTGGACAAGTTCATCTCCAATTCTCCTTCAGCCACTGTGGCGCCTTCTTCTCCCCCGCGAGATCTCGCGGACGGGGAACGCCGTGGAAGCAAATCAGCACCGCATCGGCGGGCACTCCACCGAGCTTCTCAACATCGAGCTTGTAGGAGTAGATCCCCGCCACGTGTTCCTGTAGCACACCCACCGGAATGCCGTACTTCCCGATTTGAGCGCGCAACCAGTCCTCGTCGTTCTGCCATAAACGCATCTCGTGGTCACGCATCGCCGCCTGCTCGCGCGAGCCCACGCCGGGCAAGAACTCACGCAACTCGTTGAAAAACCGCCAGTGCAGCTTTTGAAAGCGCTCGCTCTCGGGGAAGCTCCACCCCATGACGCCGCACTCGAGCTTGCGCCCACCGCCCAAGTCTCTCAGCATCCACGCCTGCGTTGAATCCGCAACGTGCGCCACGAGCGGATCGAGGTTGCCAACGATCACCGTATCGAGGTCGAGATAGAGCATCGGCCCCGTCATGCGGAGGAGCTCGATCTTCGCCCACCAACCGGGCAAGCGCGGGTTGATCTTCACCCAGCGCACGCCAGCGAGCTGCGGATCGAACGGCGATAGGCACACGAACTCGTAAGGCAGCGAGAGATGTCGCTGGACGCCCCTCGCCAAGCGCTCGACGTAGTCGCGATCGAAGTCCGGCGACGGGTTCAGCACGCAGGCGATCGTGGTCACTGTTTGCCCTCGCTAGACTCATGCACCACTTCCAGCAAACCACACTCGCGGCAGCGATGGTGCATATGCACATCGTGGCTATTACAAGTCCAGCAGTACCCGCTTACGCGGTAATGTAAAATGTTCGTAGAACCACAATCTATGCACGTTTTCATCGGCGCTGCACCAGCTTCAGCCGCTCAGCGTTGACGAAACCGCCACGCATCCCGAGACATGGGGTGCGCTGTAGATACTCCAAGCCCGATTCCACTTCGTGCTGGTTCCATGTCTTGCCGCACCAGACGCACGGACCTTGCCGCATGTGCATCTTGCAAAGCGGCTCGCCGTTGTACTGTGGGAATGAGCAGCCCTCAGCGAGGCAACGACGGTCGCCGGCGTGGTTCACGATAGCGAACAGATCGCTTTCGGTCGGCTCCCATACACCACGCATCGCAGCACCCGGCCTAATCTCCCACCCATCGCTCACTTCCGACCAGATGACCACGCCACGCTGCACTGCCGCCTTGAAGCCGTGCATGGCTGCCGCCCTGGCGATCTTCATGTCCCGTTCGTGGTCGCTCATCGGAAGATCACCACCTGATCATCGCTCAACTCGTCCCAGTGCAACGCCTCGCCCTTGGCGCCGAGCCATTCCCTGAGCGCCAGCGCCGCGAGCACGTGCGGCCCGTCCGGCGCGTCGTAGTCGTCGCAGAGAATCACCCCGCCCGGGTTCACGTGCTCCCACAGCCACCGGAGCGCATGCAGCGTCGGCTCGTAGTGATCGAGGTCGAGATACGCGAACGAGAGCCGGAGCGTCGTCAGCTCAGGGTCTGCCCAGTAGAGCACCTCCGGCACGTAACCCGCATGCGCCTTGTAGTCCTGGCCGAGCACGAGCCCCTTCGCTGACATGAGCTTCGCGAAGCCGTCGAGCCCGCCGACGTCGAACTTGCCCGCGGGGTAGTTCTCGCCGTCGTTCGGACCGGGCTCTGCCATGCCGCGGAAGGAGTCTATGGCGTGCACCATGCGGGCGTGCTGTTTCCCGAGCTTGCAGAGCACCGAGGTCGTGCGCCCCGCGTAGCACCCGAGCTCGGCGAAGTCGCCGGATGCGGCTTTCGCTGCGCGCCCGCAGTAGAGTTCCAAGCGCTCCGGCTTCACCATCCCTGTGCCCATTAGCCCTCCTCTCGCGGCCACTCGTCCGCGTTTGTGCCGTGCTCGTCGAACCATGCCAGCAATACCTTACCGTCATCGGTCAGCCACGATCCGCCGACTGAAGTTCCGTGCTCTAGTAGCCCCCACGAATCAAGAACCTTCTGCCGAAACTCGCCCATGTCATCGAGGCCGATAAACGGGTCGCCGGGCTTGCTCTCGTGCACTCGGCGTGCATACTCCAATCCTTCCTTCACCACTTCATACTCAGTACCCCACCCGCACATACACAAGTTCATCTTCTTAACCAGGGCTTGTATCTCGGGGTTGACGATCGGCCCATAACACTCCATTACTTCTCCTTCCTGATCACGGTGCCGATCCCTGAGAGGAGCATGGCGTCGCGCATGGAGAAGCCCTTGGCGCGCCACGCTTGCAGCACCTCGAGCTTCCGGCGCCGCTCCTCGCTCACGGGCTTCTTCGGCCCGTCGCCGAGGTTGCGGCGTAGGCGGCGGAGGGCGCTCACGGTGCACCTTCCTGCGCCGTGATGGGCGGCCAGGTCGTCTTACGTTCCCGGATCTGACCCGCAACATGCTTTATGTGGTGCAATCCGGGCGGGGTCGCGGTTCGCTTGCAGTAATCGACCTCTTTGTCCGCGATCATGGCAGCTTCCTCAAGCGCTTCATTCCTGGCGCGCACCACGAGCGGCTCGGCCTTGTCGCGAGCCGCCCACTTGGGCAACCAGTCAAACGGCGAAGGCTCGAGAGTCTCGGGGGTCCCGGCCAAGTCGTGGATCAGCCCGGCTAGTCTCTCAATGACTTGGCGCTTGTTCAAGGCGCGATCCTCCCCCAGAGCACGAGCAGCGCTGCGATGAACAGCCCGAAGGCTAGCACGCCGAGAAAGCCGCTCACGCGCGGGCTCATCGGAACACCAGCCAGAGCCCGTACGCCAGCACCGCCAGCAGCCCGCCCAGCGCACCGCCGAGCGCTACGGCGAGCAGTCGGTTCTCGTCGTTCTCTTGGTCGGTCATCATGGCTTCTCCTGTAGAACCTTGATAGCCATCAGCTCTCGCTTGATTTGGTCCATGGCACCACTCGCAAGGCAAGCAAGCTCCTCGTACACCTGCTCGGCACCTGGCCCAAGACCTCGACGCTCTCCGCGTTCAAGGGCGCTCACAAGCTGTCTGCTAACTCCGGCACGTTTCGCAATGTCCTCCTGCCGTAGCCCGAGCATCACGCGGATAGTTCGCTCCGGGGTAGACTTCATGGCTCGGCCCCCCAAAACTGCTCCCTCGACATCTTCGGCAGCGCCTCGGTGTAGGGCGCTGGCTCCCATAGGTCATCCGGCGGATACCACGCCCGCGCGTAGTCCGAGGCGTTGATGATCGCCGCCTTCGCCCACGACTGCCCCCACGTCATCGGCCAGACCCCCGCCGCCTTCGCCTCCTTGCTCCGAGAGATCGCGTGGAGGATCAGCGCGATGCGCGGGCGGTTGAGCCACCGGCGCAGGAACCGGGGTAAGGCTGCCCAGAAGTCCATCAGCGTCCCCCTTTCTTCTCCTGCCCCATGCGAAACGGGTTCACGTCGTAGTACCAATGCGGCATTTTATCGCTGGCCGCCAATCGCGCGATTCCATCACGCTCTTTCTTAATGGATGCCAGGAACGCCTTTGCTTCTGCGTGCTTCGTAGTCCGAAGCGACTGGCGCGCCCTCCACTCGGGCGTGTTGTGTAGGCGCTTCATCGTCTCGCGATGCTTATCAACATTCTCCCGCTGCCACTTGATCAAATCGCCGACGCCTCGCTTCTTTCCCCTGATCGTGCCAGCGATAGACATTCTCCGGCGCGTCTCATCGCTCGCCATCTTCTTTTCAAAGCGCGCCCTCCACTCCGGGTCGTCCCACTGCCTGCGAGCCCTCGCCTTCGCAGAAGCGCTCATCTTGCGTCGTGTCTCGTCCGAGAACTTCCTTCCAGTATGAGCCTTCCGTAATTTTTCGCGGCGGCTAGCTTCCGACTCCGGACTAGTAACCCTCCTTTTTCCCGATTCACTCATCTTCCGCCGCGACTCTTCCGAAAAGGTTCTCTTACCTGGCATAAGGCTGCAAGATCGCCTGGAGCTTAATCGCCCCGCGCATCTTCCCCAGGAAGTGAAGCGACCTTAGTTGCACGTTCGCGGCGCGGTCAGCGATCGCGATCAACTTGGCCTTTGCCATAAAGTCTTTCGTCGCGACCGCCTGCGCCATCATCTGCGCCCTAAGCGCCTTAAACTCATCGTGTACTTCCCATAGCTCGCCGTACAGGTCAGCGTTCTCATCGTCGGCATCCTTGGCGCGACCGACCAGGGCACCAGGTGCTTTCTTGTTCGGCTTGTAGATTGGCCGCTCACCCTCGAGCCTTGCCAAGTGATTGGTACTCATGTCCTATCCTCCTCCGTTAACCCGAATCCCGCGCGCTCGTCCCGGAGCACGCGAGATCCAGCCCTTTTTTTCCAGCGCCAGCAAGTGGCGCTCCGTTGCCCGAGTCCCGCCCCACCCGAACTGCTTCGAGATCTCGCGGAGCGTCGGCGAGCATCCGTTGCCGGTGCAGAAGCGCTCCACGAAGGCCAGCACGGCCGACTGCGTATGCGTCTTCGCCCTCACTCGCCACCCTCGCTCGGTGATCCTCCGTTCGTCCCCTTGCTGCTCGCCCGCTCGTCCACCACCTCAGCCTCGACCTCGAGCGCGCCGTCGGTGATCCGCTGCAACTGCCGCGCCGCCTCGAACGCCTTCGGGTCGCGCACGACTTGCTGCACAAAAGCCAAGATCATCGGGCGGTCGTCCTGCACCACCACCACGGCCGGCTGCTCCACGTCCCCGCGCATGCGGCCGATGGTCTCGGCCAAGCGACCGATTGCAAGCGTCGACTGCACGAGCTGCGCGCGCGCCTTGTCGTCGTGGCCGTGCTCCTCGAGTCGTTGTGCAAGCCGCTCCACTCGCCCCATTGCACGCCGTACCACGGCCAAGAGATCGCTTGCAGCGTGCTCCTCCTCCCGGGCGAGCGCCTTGGATAGCGCAGGCGGGAGATGCGCCCCACGATGGCGCCCAACGCTGTCCTTGCTCACCTCCGGCCACTGTCGCGCTATGGTGCGATATGGGGAGAGTTGGGCGAGCGCCTGCTCGATCTCCTCCCGCTCTGGGTGGCGGCAGACGAGGCAGGTCCTACCCATTCGTCGCCATCTCCTCAAGCATCTCGGCGTCGCTTTCCAGCGCCTTTGCTTTCTCCGGGAACGGTCCCACGGTCTCGAAGCCATCGCCCCGGGGGCGCTCGATCTGGACCGCTTCGGATACCGCCTTGCGCAAGAGCGCGAGCATTGACTTCCGGGGGGCCGATCGCCCGATCATCTTGCGGATCACGTAGGCGCGTAACTTCGCATACTCGGAGCTGCACTCCGGCTCCCATGACGCTGGTTCGCAGTCGTACGCCGCCCCAGCTTCGAGTAGCTGGCCCTTGGCGAGTTGGATCGTGGACCCGTTCCGCCGGCGGACGGTGCAGTCCTCGGTGGCGAGGAAGTAGCCCTTACCGCAGGTGGAGCAGGTGCGGATGAGCACCACGGTCCATGCGTTCTCGTGGTCCATCCGGTGCCTGGCCATCTCCTCCTCGCTGGCAGCTACTGCCGCGTGGAGTGGGACTCGTGGCACGTGGAGCCCAGAGGGTCCTTCGGGCGGTAGGCGGAGGAGTCCGCCGCAATGGCAGGCGGAGAGGCGCCTGGCCTCTCGTGGTGGCTCGGCTTCAGCCGTCGAAGATCGTTGGCGCATGTTTCAGTGCCTCGTTTTCCCGCTCGGCTCGAGCGGCGTTGGTGTCGGCAGCGATTTCCTCGTAGGTCCCATCGCAGTAGGCCCAGGGGCTCTCCGGGCGATCCCTGGCGCGGAGCTTGGATCCCAGGCGTTCGAGTGTGGCGAGCATGGCGGCAGGTTGTCGGCCGAGCTTGTTAAGGCTCTTACCCCACCACTGGCCGGGAGAGAAGCGGTCGCCATTCTGGTTGGCCTCGTGCCCCTCGATCTCGGAGATCAAGTCGGTGGTCCGGCGCTGGAGGTCCAGAGGGAGCGGGTCGGGTCGCTTCCTGGTCCTGGGAGCGAGAGCGACGGGCGGCGCCGGAGGCGCCACTGCGGAGTCCGAATTACCACCTACGGTGGTGCTATCTTGTATCTCTGCAGATGCAGATGCAGATGCAGATGCAGAGGTTGGATTTGTTTCAAGGGGGCCTTGCTTTTCTGCACGTAGTTTTGCGGACTTACGGCCGCCAAGCACCCCCGTTTCGACCGCCTCAAGGTGCCGCTCGCGGGCTACCTTGAGGTCCGCGAACATCCGACCTTGAACCAGTCGATCCGGCTTCGCTGGGTGTGGCTGAAAGCAATCAGAGAGCGGCCAGCGCCAGAGTTCACGGAAGGCAACGCTTTGACCCTGGCAGCGGATCAGCCGGGCGATCCGGTCGGGATTGGCGGGGATGGAGCCCTCGCGAAAATGAATCGCGAGCAGCAGGGTATACGCCCCGATCTGGGCAAGGGTCATCCCGATCGTGGCCTCGTCGGCCAAGTAGTCGGCGGCGTAGAACTGGAACGCCGGGGCCTTGCCGGCGCGGGCGTTGCGTGGCTTCTTGGCTTGCGGCTCTGTGCTCTCCATGCACCTTCCGGGCCGGGCGCTGTATTCCGGCGCTCTCGATGGGCGAGACCTGGATCGGTGGCCTTCCGTGGCGCTACCCGGGGCACCACGTCCGCTAGGCGCGGCACCCCGGGCATTTCTCCCGTACTTCGATAAGGCGGCTCACGTCATCGCACCACCTCCTTCGCGGTTGGGGCTTGGTCGTGTGCTACTTGTGCCAGCGCTCGGCCAATCACATCCCTGATACCCCATCACGGCGAGCGCTTCGTCGAGCGTCTTGACCACGGCCCACTGTCCTTTCCACTCGGCCCGCATCTTCTGTTGGCTTATTGTCTTAGCGGCGTCCTGGCGCAGCCCCGAAGGCGTGCGCGCGGGGTTCTTGACTTCGAGCAAGTACGTCCTGCCAGCATGTCCGACAACTAAATCGCACACTCCATTCCACACAATCACGGAGTAGCCGAGCGCGCGCAGCCCGTCGCGGATCTCGGCGCAGTTTTGGTCTACCCTTCTAGCCCTCACGGTACGGCTCCCCGTCGATCTTGATCGGCTTGGCCTGCTCGTGAATGTGCGGGTTGGGGCGATTAGGCTTAGGCCGATGATGCGCGCACAGGCCGTAGGTGCGGCCGTGGATATTGGTCCACTCACCACTGGCACGGTACGGGCAGCGATACCAGCGGTAATAGCCCGGCTTCTCAGGAACGCTGCCGGCGCATTGTCCACGGTCCACCTTGGGCGCGCTCACTTGGCCGGCTCCTCGCCCGCGTCCTTGCAGGGGTCAGTGCCCTCGTAACGGCAGAAACCGCACATGATGTGCATGTGTTCATTGAACACGCCCCGGAACATGGCCCGTAGGCACCAGCCGCAATAGCGGGGTTGCATGTGGGACTGTCCAGCACCTTTGTGGTCCATCCCGCACTTCGGGCACTCGGTGGGCCAGTTCACTCCCCGCCCTCCTTCGTCGCCTCGGCCCAGGGGAGCGGCCGAGCTTCGATCTCATCCCCGATTGTTGCGAGAAGGTCAGGCCCACTGCCCTTCCACGAACCTGGGATTGGAGACGACTCTCTGGCCACGCAAATATTGGAGCGGACCTCCCTGAGACATGAGTTGCGGACGGCTCTCATCCCACGCTCCGCGAAGTCGGCGGCGATGCGGGCGGCATCCGCGCTCCATTCGTCGAAGGTCTTGTGCCCGTGATACCACGAATCAGCCAAGAGGTAGCGCAACCGCTTCTCCGCCGCCTCTCGCGCGCTGTTCGGATTATCCACCATCGTTAGCCCGATAGGCTCCAACAGCGCCGCATGATGAACATGTCCAGTCCTTGCGCGCAGGGTTGTAATTCCCGATCATTGAGCCAGAGCGAAGCCCTAGAAACAGGCACCAAAAGCGGTGCCAACAGAGTCGAATGGTATTCATGTTATCTCCCTCACTTTGAATGCAGCAAACTCGCCTGCCTCAGCGAGGAATTGCTCTACTCGGTGAGCGATGCAGATGCCGCAGAGAAGATTGGGCATGGCAGGTACTCCAATAGGGGCGATGGTGCTCCAGATAGCATCCGACAAGTTCCAGTCGCAGCGGTAGCGCTGGTTGCATTCCTGGCAGAGTGTGCCGGACTCGCGGGGATCTCGCGCGCTGTCTGTGGTCATGGCTTCACGTCCGGTTCTGGCCATTCCACCATTTCCTCGTGGCGTGAGATCGCATCCTCGCAGCGACCGAACCACACACACCGCTCGTCAATTACAGCGCGTTCTATGTCCTTGGCTGCCTGTCCGGCGATGGACATAATGATTCCTTCAATGGATGCGCCGTCCCCGTGTCGTTCACGGACCAAGGCAAGCCATGAGCGGTAACGGCTGGCAATGTATTGTTGCTCGGTCATTCCCCCTCCCCCCTATCCCGCGCCATCGCGCGCTTGACGTTATGGGTGAGCGTTTGGACCCGCGAATCACGTTGCGCGGTATGGTGAAGGGCAACGTGCAGACACGGGAATTGGACCTTTACCATTAGGCTGCCATCACGCTCACCCATTACTTCCCGCCCTCCGGCTTGGCGCTCTCCGCGTGCCACGCCCCAACTTCCCGCGTTTCGACTTTGACCCACTCTAGGCGCGGGATAAGCCTGCGCTGCTGCTCCCAATATCCGGCATTGGTAAGCCCGGTGCAGCCGCACTCCCAGCCTGAACAGCACATGAACTTTTCGCCGTCATCATGCGGGTAGGTTTCGCTCGTAAGCCAGGACACCCAGCGGCGCGCAGTGGCTTCCCGGGCGAAAGTGCGCGCCTTACGCGCCAACCCATCGCGCTTGTAGACCACGCGCCACTCCACGCCGCTCACTTCTCCCCCTTCTGCGCTGCCTCGGCCTCGGCGATATAGGCGCGTGCGGCAACCTTAAGATCTTCGAGCCATGGTAATTGGCCCCACTGTTCAAAAAGTGGCTTGATTATGGCGAGCGCCCGCTGCTGCTCGGCGCGTCGGCCCCTATGCTCCGCCTGCGACACCTTGGCCAGCCATCCCAGGTGTGTATGTTGCTCGCTCGGGGGCTCGGCCGCTTGCGCCGGTTGCTGCGGCTTAGCCGATGGTTGGTTCTCTTCGCCGGAGTCTGGTACGGTCCGCATCCCGCCCTGATCCCGACTGGACTTCCGGACACCCCCGAGCGAAGTTACATCGGTACGTATTGAGGGGTCACGTACAAAGGCATCACCTCCCCCGAGCGAAGCATCGACCGCGGCGATGATGGCTTGCAGGATGTGCCCGTCGATAGCAACGCGCACCACGTCGCCAAGTCCGCCGAACTTCCCGGCGAGAAGGCCGGCAGTCTCGTCCCGCACCGCCCGCGCGATGGCCAGGTCCCGCTCCGTTGTCATCGCTTGTCCTCCACATGCGGGAAGCGCTCGGGGTAGGCGCCCCCCGTAACCCTGTCGCACTGCACCCCGAGCACCACGACCGCTACTCCCACGAGGCACGACGCTGCGAGTATCAAGAGCTCGCACGACCAGCGCCGTACCCACGGCTTCCGCATCGGTCCTCCTGGCCTAAGGACACTCTTCCAATGTCCAGCACTTAGACGACGGGTTGCCGACCACGATCCACATGGAAGCGATCGGCGTGGGTGTGCAGGCGAGTGCGTGGACAAAGGTTATAACCCCGGTCCCCTCGCACTCGTCGCGTTGGATTAGCGTCCAGCGGTAAAGGTCCGTTCCACCGCAGAGAAGGCAGAACGTAGTGGCCTCGACGGGCGGGTCATCGCCGAGCGTGTACACGTTGCCGAGTGCCCACGTCCCGTCTAGGGCTTCCACCGTTACGGTCGTGGCGCTGGCGAGCGCCGGTATAATTAGGGCGAGAATCAGAGCGGCCAATGAGCGCATCATGGAGTTCCTTTCGGTCCGAAGATTGTCCAGAGAGGAATGAGCACCATCATCCAGAGCCCGCCGGTGATGATGAGCACGTAGAGCGCGACCCACCCAAGTCCCAGGTTCCTTTCGCCGCTGTACATCGTTGCCTCCATCTGTTGCCTTAGCAGTGGAAAAGGTAGTGCTTGTGTGTCGCCGGGTAGTCTTCGCATTCGCAAGGCATGGGAGTCCCGTCGTTGAACTCGCGCTCAGTGGCAAGCGTCCACGGTCCAATGCCAGTCGGATGCTCGTAGTTCAGTCGCTTCGCCGTTTCCTCGATTGAGAGTGCCGAACACACGCTGGCGGAGACGAATCCGACCGCGTAGGCGCGGAACTCGTATGCTTCAGCGACTTCGTGATCCATTACAGCAACCCCCTCGAGTTCTTCGGGCACTTGTGCAAGCGATGCAGTTTTCCCGTCGCCAAAGCCAACGCCTCCCCCGCGAGCGATTGCCCCGTGGGCTTCTCGTCGCCTTCCTCGTTGAGCCGCACGGTGCCGTCAGCGCGTGGGTCGGCATCGACCATGACGGCCTTGCCACCCATGCCGCAGTACTTGATTTTGCTGTCACAGTACAAACAGCGTACGATTGGAGCCTTCATGTTGCAGCCACGGCTTTCCTTTGCTCGCGGCGGGCGCGCTGTTTGGCGGCATCCTTTGCGCGGTGCGCCTCATCATCTTGCTTGGCCCGCCAAGCACGCCACCTAGCATTCTGTTCCGCACGGTAAACCTGGTCACTGTACTTGCGAGCGTTCAAAGCATTGTGGTATTTCGTGCTACATGTCCGGCAACGTCGTGCAGTGCCACGCCTGATCTTGATAGTGTTTTCTGGTGTGTACTCGTGGCCCTGCGGGCAATGCGTCTTTTGCTGTTCCGCCAGGCGGTGCTTCCTGGACGCATCAGCCAGGTTGTCGGCCTGCGTGCCGATGAAAAGATGGTCTGGCCGCACGCATGGCGGGTTATCGCAGTGGTGGCAAACAAACAGGCCCCTGGGAATTGGACCATTTGCCTCTTCCCAGGCAAGGCGATGAGCCCCAATGTCGCGCCCCTTATGCGAAAAGGTCCCATAGCCGTAACTGGTCTTTCTACCCATCCAAAGCCAACAGCCTTCGCTCTTTTGGACCTTGGACCAAAAGCGCCCATCCATCACTTCACTGCTTTCAGCAAGTGGTATGTCCGCGCGAGCGCGGCGAAGGCTTCTACGCACGCCTCACGGTTCCGCACCTCGACGGGCTCTATATCGTCGGCCTCATCCTTACCGACGCGAATAATCCAAGCCTCGTCAACAAGGCACTGTGGGTAGCACTCCTCGTATATCTCCGCGTAGGTCGCGACCTGGATGCGCTGCTCGCGGTAGATGCCGTTGGCGGTCTTCGCGTCGATCAGGAGCCGACGGCCATTCGGCCTTTTCGCGAGAATATCCGCGGTGCCGCCAACGCGAAGACGCTCCGAAATGAGCTTCAACTCGCAGGCTTCGACCGTCAGCTCCTGAGATCGCCACCAGTCCACGAAACGAGTGAACCCGATCGTTGATCGCTCGATGAACTCATGCGAGACGTTGGCCGCATCGAAGTCCATCCCGCGAAGCCACGCCTCGATGCGCGCGTGGCAGATGGTGCCAACGCTCGCCGCCGAGTCCCGCGCCTTCTCGATGTCGATCCCGTCGCGCCCGCAGTTCCACGCCCACTTGAGCAACGCCGGCTTGTCGAGCAGGCCAAGGACGGTCGTCACTCCAGGCACGATCTCGCCCGACGCCAGCCTGTAGCGCGTATGCGCCTTGGTCTGGTCGAGGCGGTAGACGGGGCGCGCGGTCTCGGTCATACGCCCTCGAACTCCGCGCGCATGGCGTCGATGAACTTGTGTACCTGGTCGTCGCTCAGCATCTTTGGGCGGAACCGCTTGGTGCCGAAGGTGACGAACGTGCCTTCGTCCGTGTCCTCGACGAGCAACTCATGCTCCCGGATCATGGCCCACATTCGCTTCTGGTCCTTGCTGTTGCCGTTCGTCGGAGCCGCCGCCGCCCCCGCACCAGCGGCCGCTGCTGGCTTGGGGGCGGTTTCCGGCGGAGCACCATCGGTGAGCCACGCCTTGATCGTCTCCGCGACCGCCTTTCCCGGCTTCTCGATCACGAGGCCAGTCAGCGCCGGGCAGCGCGTCTTGGACACAATCAGGCGGTTCTCGGGGTCCATGTCCCCCACCACGTCGAACTCGTACTCGACGCCGTCGCGCTGCACCGGGGCGAGCCCCACCTTGCGCGGGACCTTCTTGCCGCGCGAGTCGTCCTCGATCACGTATTCGGTCTTGGTCCGCATGGTCGCGATGATGTGCATCGGCGCCTGTAGGATCGTGTCGATGAGCCGGTTTTGTACCGGGGTCGCATCGCGCCAGGCGGTGTAACTGTTCTTCGACTGCGAGCGCGCGGCGATGTTGTCCACGCGCTCGAGCATCCCGCCTTTGCCGGCCCAGGCGTGGGAGAGCGAGTCGATCACGAGCACGTCATAGCCAGCGGCGCTCGCGGCCTCGATTCCCTCGATGTATTTCTCCGCCTCGAACGTCGTAAGCTCGATGGTGTCGAACTGGAATGCGTCCGCGTACTTACTGGCCGAGCCGCGCTCGGTGTCGATCACGGCCACCTTGTCGCCGAGCACCGACGCGAACAGGAGCCCGGTCCACGTCTTCCCCGATCCCGGCGGGCCGGCGAGAGCGATCCGCGCCCGCGCCTTCCGCTTGGTTGCCTTGGTGAATTGAACGCTCATGGTGATTCCCCCTTCTCGTAGCCGGCGAGCACCCACTTGATCGCGGGTCGCCCGCTTGCCGTAACTCCGCGCATATCTGTTTTGACCGCTAGGCCGCGCTCGCCTAGATGCGTCAGGTTTCCCGATACGGCCTGGTGCGTCCGCCCGATCTCCTGCTCGATCTCGTTGCACGTGGCGCCGGCCGGCCCCCGACGTTCGAGCACAGCCAAGATGTCGCGATCGAGTGCCCCCGAGACGCTCTGGAACGACTCCCATGCCGCGCGAGAAGTCGATTGATAGGCGATGCCCTTCCGCTTGCGCGGCGGATCCGGGAACATGCCAAGTTGGTCGCTCATTGCGCGCGTCCCGCCCCCAGGTGCTGCTTTATGCACTGGTTGAAACACGCGACCATCATGCAAAGCGGGCAGATGCGCCGCTTGAGCTTCGACTGCACGACGCCCACCGTGATCCCCGAAAGCTGCACGTCGAACAGCCGCCGGCTCTCGATCGTGCCGTCCTCCCAGGGCGAGAGGATCAGCGTGCGATCGAGCACCGGCTTGCCGCAGGTGGCACAGCGCGCGTTCATGGCTCCCTCAGCAATTCATGCCAAGGGATCTCGTCGGCATGGACACCCAGAAGCATGGCCATCCTTACAACGGCCTCCGCCGTGCTGTGGGCAATGACACGGGCGAGATAGGGACCACCGCTCCGCGGCCACGTATCCGTATAGCCGGCAAACATGGCCATGCGCTCGGCCATGAGCCGCTCCGCGCTGCGCCGGTCCACTAGACCCCCCACCGCTCGGGCATGGTCCAGTCGCGGGCGGAGTCCACGTCGACCTCGACCTCGTCCGGTGCCGGCACGAGCTCGTTGCAGACGCAGAGCTCAAAGCCGCAGTCGGGGCACTCGTTCGCTCGCTGCGCGTGCTCTTTGTCGTGGTCCTCAGCGTGCGCTGCACACCAGCGAGAGCCGCAGTCCCGGCATTCGAGATCAGCGTCTTCGGTACACCAATCGCAGAACTCAACGAGCGGCATGGCTACCTCCAAGAGAAAGTGCGGGCGACGAGTCCCGGTGCGCGCCTTGTCCGTGGAGCCGGTTCGGCCGGCTAGTGAGCTTTCGCCCACCAAGACGCACAGGACCCGCGGGGCTCGCCGCCCGCTCAAAGGAATCCCGGGGAGCAGCGACACCCTTAAGCTCCCTGCATGAAGCTCAGCCGCTCCCCGGGAAAACATCGCTACCACTCCCAATCGACCTCAGCGTGAAGCTCGGGCGAGAAGTAGATCTTGAGAATGAGCTTCCAAAGCGCACTCATGGTTTAGCCCTCCCTAACCCGGTCCACCAGCACCCGGCCATCGCACCAGTTGACTAGATCATCGGGGTAACGGTGGCAGTTGACGTGTACCTCCTGGATTAGCACGTTTGTCGAGTCTCCTGCGAGTTGCAGTCCAGCATTGAGCCGAACCCTGTAGATCAATGGTCGGCCGAGGATGGCATGCGCGGCTGCGCGTATCCGTCCGGGAATTAGGTCGGCGATCCGCATGGTTTACCCTCCGAGAATGAGCGTCACGGCTAGCCACGCGAGTAACGGCATCCCAACAAGGATGAGGACGGAGGCTGCGAGAGCTTCGAGCCAGGTCATCGCGTCCTCCGTTGGTAGCTCCATTGATCGAGAGCGGCGCCGGCCCGCATGAGCAGGCACGCGAACCACGAGACAATGCGGGCGCTCATGACCGCCTCGACGGCGGCACCCACGCGGGCGCCTCGAGCCGGTCATAGAGGCGGTTCAAGTCGTCGCGATCGACGGGCATCGTGCCCGGCACCACCGCGAGCGCGGGCGGGATGGGCGGGATCTGTCGCGCCGTGCCGTGGTTCGCGCCCAGGCACTCGCAGTGACACACGCAAGCGTCCCTGGTGGGGTCCGGACACGCATTCCGGCAGGCGTCATTGCAGGCGTGACGGCTTCCGTTCGTGCTCGCGCGGATGCGCTTCCAGACGATGCGGAACGGGTAGGGATCGCCCTCGCCCAGGTAGGGCACCGGGCAGCGGATCAGGTGGACCGAGCCCGGCCGCGTGCCCCCCGGCAACGACGACGCAGGCTCAGTCCACACTGCCGAACACGCGCGGCAGGTGATCGCGTAGAGTGTTTCGCTATCGCGCGGAGCTTGAGGCGGAACCGCCGTAGCCGCAGATAATGGCGGGCCATCATCTTCGTGAGCGCTTACGAATGGAAAGCGACCGTTTGTTTCAGCGGAGATAGTGGGTGCGCAGTTTTTCGCGTCGCTTGTTGCAATATCAATTATGCGACGACGTTCTGCCTTACGGTGGCCCATGACCATTGGACGACCTCCGGTTACTCGGCCCCGTTCTCGGGGTCTGGATCGCGGAACAGCACCTTCGGATTGATTCCGAAGGCGGCTACCAGCTTGCGAGCTTGCTCTAGGGTCACGTCCTGCTGATCCCCTGAAAGCAGCTTAGAAACCGTACCCTCAGCCACTCCCCAGCGCCGACTCAGCTCGCGCGCGGAGAGGCCGTGCACGTCCATGATCTTCCCGAGAAGGGTGCGGATGAATGGTTCCGACTCCCCTTTGCCCATTTCTTCCTGCTCGGCCTGGACCTGAAACGCTTGCCTTTCCATGCCCCTATTATCCGCAGGCTGGATCCCGTTCGCAAGCACTATTTTCCGATTGGGAGCAGATTTCTTACGGATTGACCCGGGGCGGGCCGGATGGTAAGTTTCTGGCCACCTCGCCCGCCTTACCCCCCGGAGGCACCATGGGACTGCACGAATACCGGCCGCCGTCCGCGCATGGCGGAATCACCCAGGCTTGGGTCTATCGGGACGACCTGCGCCATTTGGCCCAAATCGCGGAGGAAACGAGCCGGTGGCTATCGGCCCAGGGGCGGGAGGTCCACTACGACGCGGCCGACGCCCTGCACGAGCTCGTAGAGGCCAGCCGGAAACAGGGCACGCTCGCCCTCAAGCCACAGGGGCCGCCGTGGCCGGTTTTCTGGCGCGGGAAGGCCCATCCGGCCAAGGAGCGCCCAAACGCTCGCCCTGGGGCCTCTGGCGAAGCCGCCGGTCACTGAGGTAGGATTTCCACCGCCCGGCCGTGGTGGCCGGCAATTCACGGAGGTCGAAATTATGCGCCATTCCCCCCTGGCCGTCCTGGCCCTGCTGACCATCCTTGCCGCCCCAGCCCTCGCCACTAATCCCGATGGGCCGGTGGGGTCAATGGCCCTGTCATTCACCTATGGAACGTTGGGAACGTGGAACGCCAACTATACGGCGCTGGGACAGTCGTTCACGGCCGGCGAACTTGGGTATCTCGACCGTGGAGGCAGCTCCATCGATTTGTTTGCCCGCGTGCCGGTGTCGTCCTTCATCACGCTCCAGGGCGGGTATTCACGAAACGGGTGGAGTTCACTCGATGAGGCGACTGACGACGTAGGTACTTTTACTATCGACAGCGACGGGGCTAATCACTGGTTCACGTTCGGCGCGCGGTTCTATATCCCATTCACGTCCAAGGCGCGGGAGTCGCTGAAGGCGGGCCACTAGACGAGGCTGAGCGTCGCCCGGCCGCCCTTGACCCGCACCGTGGCGCTCTTCCGATAGGCGCCGCTACCCCGCTCCCACTCCCGCTCCCCGGTGACCTTGAGGCGGGCTCCAGGGCCATCGGCCAGGATGAGGTTGGCGCTCGTCCCATGCACGCGCGCCGTCACGCTGGGGCGATACCAGCCGGCCACGCGCTCCCATGCCCGGTCTTGCGCGATCAAGCGCAGGTGGATCAGTCCAGCGCCGCCGCTGTGGATGAGCAGGACGGCGCCCACGGTGCTGGCGTAGCTGCCAGGGTTGGCCGTGAGCCGGTGGCCGAGCGATGGGGTCGCGGCACCACCCTCCACGCCGAACGCAGCCGCAGGCCCGGAGAGGGCCGATAGCCGGCGGCCAAGGTAGAGCCCGGCGGCGCCACCGGTGTCCGCGTAGCTCGCCCCGGAGGCTGCCAGCGTGCGGACGTCGAGGAGCCCGGCCGCCACGCCCGAGAACGCATAGGCGCCCCCGCTGGCCACGAGCGTTAGGTTCGCCGCCTTGGTGAGCGTCGCCGTGGCGCCCGAGACCGCGATAGCCCCGCCGGCAGCCACGAGCACGCGCCCGAGGAGCGGCGACGCCGCCATGCCCGCCAGCGAGAACGCGCCCGCACTCGCTACGAGCGTCAGGGCGGCCGTTTTCGTCAGGGTCGCGTCGGCACCGGCGAAGGCATAGGCCGTGGTAGCGGCCGGCAGGGATCCTGCCCTGAGCACCCCGGCATCGGCGCCGGCAAGGCTGTAGCCCCCGGCTGCGGCGTCGACACTTCGCCCCAGGTGGAGCCCGGCATCCTGCCCCGTCTCGGCGTAGGCCACGGCCCCGGCGGCCAGGATGGCGTCCCGCTCGAGCCCGGCCGCTGCCCCAGTCTCGGCATACGCCACGACTTCGGCGGCTAGTACCTTGTTACCACCCGAGAGCGTGAGCCCGGCGTCGGCCGCGGTCAGGGCGAGGCTCCCACCATCGGCCACGAGCACGCGCCCGAGCAGCGGGGAGGCGGCAGCCCCCGTCGCCGCGTAGCTTCCACCATCGGCGACCAGGATCCGCGTCCCGACCAGGCCCGCCGCAGCACCAGTCTCCGCATAGGAGCCGGCATCCGCCACGATCGCCCGGCCGAGTTTGAGGGCAGCATCCGCCCCGGTTTCCGCGTAGGCGCCCGCATCTGCCGCCAGCGGGGTGCGGGCTAGGCGAAGTTCGGACGTGCCGCCCGTCAGGGCATAGGCGCCCGCGTCTCCGGCCACCTTCTGGCCGAGCAGCGGCGAAGCGGCAGCCCCGGTGAGCGCGTAGGCAACCGCGTCGGCGGTGAGAACCAGGGCCGAGACATCGTGCGTGAGCGTCGCATCGGCGCCGGTGAAGGCGTAGCTATCTACGTCCGCCGGTAGGATCTTCGTCTTGCGAAGCGCGGCATCCGCTCCGGTCTCCGCGTAACTCCCCGCGTCGGCGATGACCTTCTTGCCCAGATACAGCCCCGCGGCCCAATTGGTCGGCGGCCCGCTCAGGTTGACAAGTATGACCGTGCCCGATGCCGGCGAGATCAGCCGGACTTGCTTCAGCGTCGCCGCCGCAGGCGTGTAGGCGTAGGACGTGGTATCGGCAACGAGGCTAAAGCTCTCGCTGACCAGTAGAGCGGCGATCTGCGTATAGGTATCGAGGAGCGTCCCGCCGTCGCGGGTCAGGCGGAACGAGATCGCATCGTCTTTGACCACGTCGGCGGCCACGAGCTGCAAGCCGCACTCGGTTTCCGAGTTGCCGTTCGCCGCGATGTCGTTACTGTTTCCCCCGCTGATCCCGTCCTCGGTCTGCCCCGCGGCCGAGCTCTCGAAGGTCCCGGTGCCGGATAGCCGCTGTGTGCAGTTCGAGCCGTTCGTTAGGGCGGTTGCGGCAATGGCCTTGACCACGGACGAGGTCGTGGTGATGTTGGTCCAGGCGCCGCCATTCAGCGAGTATTGGAACTCGTTATCAACGTTGGAGAGACCGGTGGCGTTCGCCTGCACGCAGAAGCGCAGCAAAAAGGTAACGCCCGGCGCCATGAGCACGGGCGTATCTTCGGCAGCGTGCCAGCCGTGCGTTGACTCGGCTAGCTCGTCAACGCCGAAGCGGTAATGAGATTGAGTGAGCGCCATGGCGCTAGACTATCGTGATAATCGTCGCCGCCAGATCCACGGTAAAGGTCTCGCCGGTGTTGCACGAGACGCTCGAGCCGTAGTCCCACCACCCGATCAGCGCGTCGGAAGCGTGGGTATCGTTGTAGAGCACCGCGTAACGGAACGGGCCGAAGCTACCGCCCGAGGCGGTGAACACCACGTCCGCCGACTGCGCCAGCGAGTAGGTGCCCGCCGTCTGAGACGAACTCGTCACCGTGACCGCCGTGCCGCCCGCCGGGTAGCCGTTCTGCGGCGTGATCTCGGCTAGGTCCGCCTTCAGCAGATCCAGCGATGCGCTCGGCGTCGCGTCGGTCAGGTAGATTTTGAGCGTATTGGTGCCCAGGTTGTGCTCACCTTCCGCCAGCTTCTCGACGAACGATTCAAACTTGTTGAACGAGGCCACTTCATGTCATTTCTCCGGTTGCCACGAAGTGTCTATCCCGCGAAAAAAGAGGGGCCGCGGCGCCCCCGGGGAGGTCATCCAGAGCCGAGCGTGTCGGGGCGCTCGGGCGGGCCGGGTTCACCAGATCCCGGGGACCGCACGCCGCGGTAGCCGGTGGTTCTTAGTTAGTCAGGTACGGGAGTACCTACCGAAACGTTGAGCTGTCCCGGAACCCCGGGCTCGTAGCTCAACGGCTGAAGTGTCGTCTCGTACCCCGGGGCAGAAATCGTGACATCCGCTGCCCCGCGATCGAGGGGCGTCAAGAGCCAAGCCTCGTGGGTTCCAGGGATCGTGATCGGGAGCCCCTCGGCATCGAGACCCTCGTGCTCGGGCAAGACTTCGACCCCCACCTGCGCGGGGTCCGAACTCGCCCAGGCAACCTGTACGGTCGGATCGGGATCACCGTTGGGCTTTCGGGGGGCCACTGACACCAGCACGCGCTCAACATCGAGCATGACGATCGGCGGTCGAGTAATCATCGTAAACCTCTTTCCTTGGATCTCTCGGACAAAGAACCCCAGCCCCGCCTTGCTATGCGAAGGCGAGGAGAAAATTTCAACCAGCTCGGCAAAATGCTTCTCTATGCCTTTCAGGGTGCGCAGATGAGCTTCCTTGAACTCATGGTCTCTATCCCTGCGCCCCCGATCCTGTTCCATCGCACCCCCTTTCTAGTGGCAGGTTAGAGCCACTTCCTAAACGCGAAGTCGAAGAACTTCGAGATCACCTGCGAAATCACGATGACCCATACGCGGCCAGTCTCCTTAGCGACTTCGTGGGCCGGCCCCGCCACCATCACGAGCGATGAGTCAGGATCCTGAGCCCATGCGCGCCCAATGAATACCGCACCGACGAGGAACAGCGCCAGAATGCTCAGCTTCTGAGCGTCCCGGATCGTCTTTCCATCCGTCGTTATCATCGGCACGCCAGCAGCCTTGGCCTTGGCGATGTTCGTCGCGCCGGCGATAGCCGCGCGCGTACCCGTGAGGATGACGAACAGGGCCATGCCCTCGTGGAGCCCGGCTTGCAACGTGAGCGGCGTGGTAACGACCACGTACACAGTCGCCACTGCCGCGATGACCGCGGCCAGGACCTCGCGCCAGAGCGTCGGCACCCAGATTTTCATTAGCGTGATGGCGATGGGGATCGCCCCGAGCAACCACGCCGGAAAGTACAGCAGGTCGTCCATGGTTATTCCTTTCAGTTCGACTTGTATTGAAGGTTGCGAATCTCTAGGTCACCCTCGCGCTGATCCACGTTACCGAAGCCGATCGAGTCGCCGATCTTCTTCGTGATACCCTTGCCAACGACTCCATCTTTTTCAAGTATCTGAGACGTTGTGCGCGTAATCCCACCGATTGTCATGGTCAGGTCAGCACGCCCGGTCGACGGGTCGTACTTGCAGTCGGCGCGGAAGGGTGTCCACACGTCCGGCTTGAACACGTCCGGCATTTTGGTCGAGGATGAAAACCACGTTTCCTTGTGGGTCTGCCCTGCCACCTTCCAATAGACGAGCACGCGAAATCCGTCCTTGAAACCGTTGCCAGTCGAGCCGTCCGCGTTCGTCACGTTGAAGCACCCGAAGTCAAAGCGCAGGTGATCGGGCTCGGTCGTCCCGCCAGTCCGGCACGCGATCGGCCCCTCGCCGATCTTGAATAGGTGCTGCCCGCCGAGACTGATGCCCTGAAGCCAGTCCCCGGGAAACTTGAGATCGCAGGTCATCACGACACGGTTGCTTCCGGTCGTGGGTGGAGCGACACCCTTGTTGACGCACGGAAAGCGATTGCGCGCGGCCTCGGCGTTGGAGTTCATGCCGAGAACGCCGCCGGCTAGCGTGCGGAAGTTTCGTGATTCGTCCGTACACCAGTCGTCCCACCCGTCCACGCCTGCTTGGCTCTGGTTCCCACTGCATGGGGCAAAGCCAGTCGGCGGCGGCTCCTCCGGCTCCGGGTCCGGGGGCGGGGGATCTATGATTGGCTCCGTGAACGTGTCCTCGAAGCACTGACTGATTGCCAGCAACTGCTCGGGCGTAAAATCCTCCGACGCCATCAGGCACTGCTGAAACTCGCTCATCGTACCGAGCGTCACGTCCCTGAAGTCGGCACGTGCGGCGAGCGGGACCAAGAGCATGAACACTCCCAACAAGAACCAAGAGCGCTTCATCGTTCGTTCTCCCTATCTGTGAGTGTTGACAAGCCTTACGGCAAACTGAATCGCGATAACAAAGACGGCGCCAAGCGCCGTTAAGCCCCAGGCCAGTCGCTCTAGGTTGACGATCCGCTTGTTAAACTCGGCCATCGCCCGCTCGAAGATTTCGCGCGGAACGGTGGCGGCCTGCGCCTCAACCGCGTCCTCGTGAGCGTGGTTTAGTACGTCCAGGCGCCGAGCGATTTCATCAGCCGCGAGCTTGATCCGCTCCTCGTTCATTACGTCGCGACGCGCTATCGCCTCCTTGAGGTCGCTGAATCTCAGATCCACGTAATCGCGCATTCGGATAACGTCGCCGTCGTTCATGGCCAGGAATCCACTCCCTTCGCGAGAGCCTTCCCCGCGAGTGACGCTCCACCGCCGAGCAGCCACTTGAGCTCCTCGGCGTTCGTGAGGAAGGCAACCTCCACGAGCGCCGCCCAGGGCTTCGTCTGACGGCACCACGCGAGCCCGGCCGGATGCTGCGACGATGCGTCCACCTTCACCCCGCGCGGTGCGCGACCAATCTTCATGAGCGAGGCGTGCATCTCCGCCGCGAATCGCCGTGCCTCGAGCGAGAAGAAATACACTTCACACCCCGCGACGTCCGGCGTCCCCGAGTTCAAATGCACCTCCACCGCCACGTCCCCGGGGCGGGACCAGCGGTTGACGTAGGCAATCCTCGTCTTGAGGTTCCCGCGCGGGACCACGTGCGGCTCAACCAGCACCATCGCGTGCGCCATCTCGCGCGCGATCTCCTCGGCTATCGCGTGCTCCTCCCCCGGCCCTGGTGGATCTGCGCCGGGGTCGTACTGTCCCCCCGCCTTGGGTCCATGCCCGGCCGAGACAAAGCACCTCATGGTGCAATCCGCTGCGCGTGTGCTCGCGCATAAGCCAGCTCCGTGAGATCTGCGCGCCCGGTGAACGCAATCCACTTATGCGAACGCTTCCAGGCGTTGAGCGCCCAATCGACTGACCAGTCCACATCCGTGAACGGGGCGAGTACCGCATGATTCGACTCGTTCCACCTAGTCAACTCGCCAGCCAGGTCGTACCAGTGCGGCCATTCGAGATGCATCGGCCCCGGGGCGAGTCGGTCTCCGTTCACGAGCACTATCTGAGGCGCTACCATCGTGCGGAGCATGTCGACGAAGTATGTGATGTTCGCCGTATAACGAAACCACTTCGTCTGCGGGAAGTCCATATACAGCGCCGCCATATCACCCGATGGCGTGCGCGCCGACATCATCCAGTCCCGCGGCTCCATCCAGAACTGGTCAAGAAAAATGCCGTTGCCGTCAGCGAGTTCGGCCACCTTCTTCGCGAGTCCGCGTACCCGGTGGGGCGAGAACATCCCCCAATCCCACAGCTTCCGCCCGCCTACCTCCCACGCTGAAGGGAGGTAGGCGAAGCGGCCGCCGACTTGGAGAGGCACCACCGTCGAGTTGACGTAATCGAACCAGGGATCGGACCATCCCGTCGCCGGCATCGAGAGCACGTTGAAGTAGCGGTAACAGCGCTTACCGCCCGCGACCAGCGATCGGACCTCGGTCTCGTAGTCACCGAAGTGACCGTAAACAAAGCCGTCGTATGTCTCGGGCGGAGGCGGAACCTCCATGTGCACCTTCTCGAAGTGGCGGAGGATGAGGTCCATCACTGCTACTCGAAAACGTGCCCGGGGGCGGTATTGTGTTGTGACTCGTTGGTCGCGATGTCCTCAGCAGACAGCGCAATCCACGCACGCGGTGTCGTGCTACACACCCCGCACCGGGTTTCGGTGGCCACATCTGCCCCATCGTGCGGGCAGTCCATCGTGGTATCCGTAGGACCAGGCGCTTGCCAGCTCTTGCAGAGAGAACAGACCTTAGCCATGTTTTCATCTCCGTGTTTACAAGGGAGCGTTAGCCCCTTGAATGGGTTAATGGTTCCCCCTCCACCGTTAGGCGAGGGCGTAGTCGATGTAGACGGGCTCGGTGCTGCTGACGTCGGCGTAAATGCCCGTTTGGCACTCAATCGGCCCGGTGGGTTGCTTGTCAAAATCAACTCCTGTCCATTCGTCGATCTTGGTGCTGGCGCCTGCGGTGACGTCGTCGTGGATGAAGCAGGTGCCGGTACCGCTCCCCTTCTTCATGCCGAGATACCAGCACGGGCCGCGCGCGATGATGCCGTCCGCGGTGATGCGCTTCCGCATGACCGTCGCCGGCCAGGACTCGAACGAGCGCACGACGGAGACCTCGGAGACATACATCCAATTATCGCCAGCCGATGTACCATCCGAGGATTCCAGGAACGCAGTGCAGAGCGAGGCGTGGTGCAGCGGTTCCTGCTGGCCGATCGAGTTGTAGAGATAGATCGGGCTATCGTTGATGATGAACTGCGCGCGGCTCTTGGTCGCTCGGATCTGTAGCTTCATCCACGCGAGCGCGTCGGCCCGCGGGCTGCCGATGTTCCATGGAATGACGGTGCCAGGGCCGGTAGTAATCTTTACCTGCCAAGCGGTGTCTGTGATGTTGAAGTAGAGCTGATCGTTGACGCCCACGCCCTGAAGGCCGATATTCCGCACGCTTCCCGAGATGGGGGCGCTCGCCAGTCGCACGATGGCGGTAAAGAGGAGTTCGGCGCCCGAATAAAGTGCGAACTTCGGTTTGGAAGTGAGCGTAATAAATCCGCCAGTCGCGCCCGTGGCGAGCAAGAGCTGGCCATCGGCAACAGACGCATCCCCGCTTGTGCCGGCGTTCTGCGTCCAGCGCCCATCTTCGTCGAGCACCGCGCCATGGAAGGAGTCACCAAAAAGAATGGACTGCGGCGCTATGGCGCTCGCACCGCTCGATGTAACCCGCGAGGGTTGTGAAGTTATGGGGTCGCGGCTTGCGTCAGTTAGGCTGGGCAATTCCTCCATCCAGCCCGGTTGCCACTAGGCTGTTCATGCACTCTCCGAAAGTCGGATGCTGGTAACGCTGTTGCCCATCTCGTCGTATTGGACATCGAGATCAGGGCCGAGCGTGCCGAAGACGGGGTAGCCGTAGGACGAGATCGAGGAGGCCCACTGCCAGGGCGGGACGATCACCGTCGGCAGATCGAGACGCTTCCTCAAGTGCTGATTCTGAACCCCGTCGAAGCGCGGTTGCTCCCGGTTCGCCCAATAGCGCTCGAAGTTTTCGCGCTGGTCCTCTGACTTCCAGACGGTCGGGATCACCCACGAGCGCACGCTCGGGTAGCGCGTCTCGATCTGCACGGCTCCGAAGGCGCGCCCGCTCCGTACGGTGGAGTTCTGGATCTGCTTCCGCGTCGGGGCGAGGAGCATCCAGCCGTCGGTAGACATGTCCACCGGGAACGAGAAATACCGGCCGAGCAGGATGTTGCCGATCGAGAGCGATCCGATGTTCGCGCCGACGATCGAGAATCGTACCGTCATCAGCGAGGCGTTAACCGGGCTAAAACGGAAGAAGAGGTTGGCCCCGTACTTGGCGACGTCGGACTCGGTCATCGTATGGACTGAGCCGATCGCAGTGCCTGGGCTCCCGGACCCCTGCCCGTAGTTTGCGGAGCCGGAACCGTGGAAGAGCTCCACCATCACTTCGCGCTCGGTGTCGATCGCGCCGGTGCTCCCTGGCTTGCTTGAGTTCGAGTGCGCGTTGACGATACCCATGCAATCGACCGTGAGCGTGCGCGGAAACTGATAGCGGACGATCTTGGTAGTCGGCCCTCCGCGCGGATCCGCGGCCGTCGCGAATCTGCCCGGGCGTGATGGAATCAGGTTCATGGTGTTTTCGAGCTCGTAGCCCTGCCCGAAGTTCGGCGACGAGACCGCGGTGACCACCGACGAATCGAGCGGGTGCAGGTAGTTCTGATAGATGACCTGGAGTTCGTCCTGCCATGTGCCCATTAAACGAAGGCCCTCCCGTTCCAGATGGCTTGCACGAGCACCGCGGAGCCCTGGCCGCCGGCCGATGGCTTGAAGGCGACGCGCTCGACCAGGAAGGTGCGGTTGTTCCAGCTCGAAGCCGAGCTAGCCTCGGTAAGAAGCAAGTGCGCCATCGGGAAGCGCACGCCCTCGAGGAAAGCGTCGGAGTCGTCGTTGAGCTGGAAGACGTCCCCCGGGAGCAAGTCGGCAACCTGCATCTTGCAGGTGAGGAAGAGGCGGAGCCTCCGGCAGCAACGCCATTCCAAGATGGAGTTACGGAGCGCGATTGCTTCCTGCGCGCGATAAATAAACGGCGAGACGAGTTCGGCCTCCTTGGTGTTGTAAACGCCGTGGGACTCGACGGCCATGCGGTAGAAAAGCCCGTTCGGCGGAGTACCCGTGGGATCAGCGGCGCCCGATGAATTGCCGGCCAGCGACACGTTGGCCGGCCAGCCGTGATCCTGCACGTCATGCGCGAACCAGAGATTGCGCGTGAGCGTCCCGGTCTGGGAGGACTGCCCATACTGTATTTTGATGTTGTTGACTACATGGCGCAGCGGTGTGAAGCGCTGCACCATGTCCACCACGTCATTACGGAGCGAGAGCGGGCGGCGATAGGTCACGGAGCCACCTGCGCGCGGGAAGATGCATCCGATGGTGCCTCGCGGCTCGACGTCCGAAGGGAATCGGGTCGGGATGCGGAACGTATGTAGGCCCGGGATTGACCGCTCGATCGCGCGCACTAGGGTCTTGACCGTCGTATGCTGACCGATAGACATAGCAATGCGGAACTTCTCCGTAGCACCCGCGCCCTCGCTCACGAGCGCATCGAGCGACGCTATCGCCTTGTCGAAGTCGCGCGCATCCCCGCCCGAGATCGGAGTCTGATAGGCGAGCTCGGCGAGCGCGATTGGCTTGGGTGCCGCTCCCAGGTTGTCGAGACTCCCGCCGCCATACGTCCAGATGAGATGGCGGATCACCTCGGCCGGGTTGCAGATGATGTTCGGGATCGCGGCGGGAACACCCGTCCAAGGGATGGAGCCGGGGAAGCCGTTTGCGGAGTCCGCCACCTGGCCCATGCCGATATAGAAGCCCGCCTTGTTCGGGTTATG